CCCGGGGCTACATTGTCACTAACTTAACGAGGTCATGATGACTAAAAGAATTGCTTGCACTCAGTGTAGAAACGTAGAACTCGTGTTATCACACGTGATCGACGTCTTCTTAAGTGAAACCGGTGATAAGCCGGAGGATCTTCAGGCGATTCTTACTCATGCTCACAGTACGAATGTTCTTGGTGATATCCTGGTCGATGTTATTGACCAGTTTATCCCCTCCAAACGTTCTGATCCTCTCGTTAAGTCGAACTAGTGACATAATACTGGAATGGAGATCGATATGGACATCAGGGTTATTTTCTTGCTTCAGTTATTTATGCAAGTTATAGTCCTGCTCCTTGTCTTTCTCCTCGTCTTTCCTTCTCTCTGGGCATCTTTTAAGATGCGTAGATCAGGTCGGACCGTCCAGTATTGGCTTGAACGCGGATCACTCCGCGTCCTCGTCTCATTCACGAAGGAGGAAACTCTTTCGTTAGTGAATCCGAAAGCCGGGTATGAACCCCGACTCAAGAAACCTGTCCTACCCAAGATCCATTCTATGGATCGGAGTTGCTCCCCTGAGGGCTTTACACCTCGATTTTCTGAGTTGTCAAAGTTCCTCACAGGGAGCAACGACGTAGTACAGGATGGAGTCCGCGTTGTTAAGCGCGGTAAGCGGGTGCCTCTATGAGCACTTCTGGTACTTTTTCGACTACTTCCAATGGAACTCATATTTCTGAAGTTATCACTCACGATCCTAATGTGGGTGATACTTACAGTCGTGTTGATTCCACGGTCGTAGCCGCTCAGTCCGGTTGGACTCGTTCGAGCACAAATACCCCTGGTTATAACAGCTCTACTCGCCGATTGCGCAAGCATAAGGGGATAGATCTGCCCATGAACCCATTTGGCTTTTCTAAGACAGCCTATAGTGGGCGTTATGGAACAATATATAGCGCCGCAATCAGTAAGTTGAACGGTGCTTATACTGCTTACCAGGATTCAGGTTACTGGGATAGTAATATCCCTGTTCCCGCAAAAGACCCTGATGTGTTTGCTCGCCTTGACTCGAAAGCCCGTAACAAGCTTTTGGGTAAACTCCATGACCAATCCGTTAATCTCGGAAACGCCATTGGGGAAGGTAAGCAGACCGTTAATCTCTTCCTGCAAACTGCCGGAAGACTTGCTGGTGCTGCCAAAGACTTACGTCGAGGTAACATTAGCGGGGCCGCTCAAATCCTTACTGGTCTTCAACAGACCAATGTGGACTTACGTGGTAGACGAATATTACATTCGAATAACACTACGTTCGCTAGGGCTATGAGACTTAACTCATCCAGGGCTTTAGCCAATGGATGGCTGGAGTTGCAGTATGGGTGGATGCCTCTTTTGAGTGACATTTATGGCTCTTGCGAGTTCCTCGCAAATAAGCTATATCGTGCCCCTCGTTTTAAGGAATCCGCCTCCAGTTCCGTTAGCACTTCTTACACTGTCCGTACCGATATTTCTGTCGATGCGTACGTGCTCGATGCTTTCGAAACTGTTCACGCTGTTAAATACGTGAATTACTTTTCCCAAGAAGGTCAGCATGACCTTGCGGCGATAGGTTTGATCAACCCATTGTCGATTGCATGGGAATTAACTCCATGGTCTTTCGTCGTCGACTGGATGCTTCCCATCGGCACGTTCCTTAATAACCTCGATGCCACATATGGCCTCGAATTCAAAAAAGGTTGTCGTACCGAATTCTGGAGAGCTTCCTGTAAGCGGCGTCAATATGGCAAGAGTTATGAAATCGGGAATGTGAAGTATGTTAATACTTCAAACGTGTCTGAACGTGTGGATAAGGTCTTCGTTAGTCGGGACAGAGTTTCGTCCTTTCCTTCGAACCCCCTCCCCAATTTCAAGAACCCGTTCTCTCAGTTTAAATCGCTGATTGATCCCGGTGCTCATGCACTTAATGCCATGGCCTTACTTACACAGGCCTTTGGGAGGTAGCATTTGCCCCTCCCTAAATAACGCTTCATAAAGAGGTAAACACAATGTCGGACATTACCAACTGGCTTGCCGCTTCTGCCAATGCTGGGGGTTATATTACTACCTCCGCCACTGTCAGTTACGACAAGACCTTTGCCCCTGAGCGGTTTCTTCAAGGGGGTATCGGTAAATGGGTTGACCGGAGCGGTGGTATTGCTCTGGGCTACCCGACCGTCACCATGGGTGTTCGTCCGCCGACCAAAGACAGTCGTCTGACGAAAGTTTCCATGAAGTTCTTCTATCCGGTGCTTGAAACCGTAGATCCTGCGACGGGCATTTTTGGCCCGAAGCTTGCTTATACGCTTCAAGCGCATGTGGATATCACTGTTCCGGAACGGGCTACAACCGCCGAGAAAACGGCGTTTTGGAACCTGTTCCGGTCCATGCTCTTCATCAATATTGAAGCCTCTGATGGAGCTCCGAACGATGCGTCCGGATGCCCCATTCAAGCCGCGGTATTGACTGGTGAGGACGTATTCTAGGTTTCTTTGCCTAGTTTTCGCCTGACATCTGTTTAGAATTTTTCTAAGCAGTTAATCCAACCGGAGAACATTATGTCTTCTAAGAAGCGTAGTGCCCGTGATCGCATATCGCGTCTCGGGATGAAGAAAATACCTTCTGACGTAACTGCAGAAGCAGTCTTACAGTTCTATGAGGCCCTGGACTGTGGTAAAAGTCTTGCAGCTGCCTTGCTCTTCAAATATGGAGAGTATGAGCAGTTGCTCGATTTAACCGCCGTCCCTGAACACTATGAGAATAGTGAACAGTTTAGGGATGCCTACTTATCTGTCAATTTTCTCTCGAAGTCGAAGTTTTTGAAGACTTCTTGGAATCTAAAGGACAGGGCGATCGAGAAGTTTAACACCTTCGAAGATCGTTGTAGGAAGACCAATTGGTTCTTTAAACGTCAGTTTGGATGGGGTCAAGATAACCCCATCTTTGTTGAGTTGCTTTCCGCGACTCAGCATAAAATTGCCGACGTTTTAGGACCTTTTGACCCTCTTGAACTCTTTGACCTAGCTTCTTGGGGTCCCGGCGTCTCCACCCTTGTGAAAGGCGAAGAGACGTTTGGAGCTAAGAAGTTCCAGTATGAAACTGGAATGACTCGAGATCTTACTCCCCTGGCATCTTTAATTTCTGATGCCTATCCCGGATGGGGTGCCCTTCTAACTTCGAAGGGTGCTATCCATTACGAGAAAGGGAACTATGTAGTTACCGTGCCGAAGACTAGTAAAATCGACCGTGTCATCGCTATTGAGCCAGGGCTAAATCTCTGGTTTCAACTTGGCGTTGGACGGATGATCGAACGTCGCTTGGCTAGGTTTGGGGTTGACCTCTCAGACCAGACTCGGAACCAACAACTCGCTCTTGAAGCCAGTAAATCTGGACTCCTGACGACTGTTGATTTCTCTTCTGCCTCAGATTCTATTTCATCGTCCGTCGTTGAGATTCTTTTTAGTAACACGTTTCGTGATACTAATTCTCAATGTTGGTTCGATGTTATGGATATGGTCCGCTCCAAGTATGGTAACATAGACTCTAAAGTTCTTAAGTGGGAGAAGTTCTCCAGTATGGGGAACGGCTTCACCTTTCCTTTAGAGACGTTAATCTTCTACGCTGCAGCGATCTCGTGCTGTAAACAGCTCGGGGTTTCTACATCGCAGATTAGCGTGTACGGAGATGATGTTATCATCCCCTCCGTATGTTATGAGCTCTTTTCGGAGTTCTGTGACTTTTTGGGTTTTATTGTTAATCCCAAGAAGAGCTTCTCTTCCGGTTGTTTTCGAGAGAGTTGTGGTTCTCACTTTTACTCCGGCGTCGACTGTAAGCCTGTCTATCTTGAAGATAGCTTGACCTTTCCCCAACGTGTTTTTAATTTTGCAAACAACTTGCGTTTGCGCAGTCGTATCCTTGACTTCGGATGCGATCTGCGTTTCCGTAAGCTGTTTTATTGGTTGCACAGCATTATCCCGAAGGAAATTCGGTTTAAGGTGAGTGCATCAATAAATGCCTCAACACAGTCGATTGAACCCACCGAAGGTGGTTTCATTTCGAACTTTGATGAGTCATGCCCCAGCTTATTACGCCACGGGATCGAAGGATTCCGTGTCAAAAGGCTGGCGTGGGTCGCTGTGAAGCGAGAGGTGGACTATGACGGACTATTACTAGCCCGTTTGTCCAGTAAAACAGTCGAAAGCGGAGAAACATCTATGTTTCCCCGCGGAGCACGTACAGTGGCCTCTCGTTGGCCGTCTCTCGACTCTCTCGCGTATGGGAACGAAGTTCCCTTGCGCGGTCGGGTCGGTTGCCGGTTGACTGAAGGTCATTTCCGTAGGTGGGTAGATCTAGGACCTTGGATTTAATCTTGGTCTTTCCCGTCTCCTTTTAGTAATGAAGGGTGAGCCAGCAGAACCTGCTGGTAGGGTGGTTGAG